CACGAGACTGTCTCGTATCGAATTTACCTGCGTCAGCATCGCGCTCATCTCGTTGAGCTGCTCGATGGGCCCCTTGGGAGGAGGCGGCGGAGGCGGGGGCGGCATCTGAACCTGCGGCGCGGCGGTGGGTTGCGCGTAGTACTGCTGTGCGGTGAGCGCGGCATTTCGCGCGTTCGCGTCGTTCAGCTGCGTAATGAGCGTGGTCAGGAGCGCGCCAATGGTCGGATCGAGCCCGGGCGGCAGCTGGATCGGAGGCGGCGCCGGCATAGGCGGTGGCGCCTGCTGCTGCTGAGGCTGCTGCTGAGGCTGCTGCTGGATATACACGGGAGGCGGAGCGTAACCCTGCATGGGCGGGACGCCGTACGGCGGAGGCATCTGCGGCGAGTACGGAGCGGGTCCGTAGGGAGCTGGTGGCTGTTGTCCGTGTCCGTATCGTCGCATCTCGTCCTCGCGAAGTTGGATGTTACCGCTGGCGAACGGGTAGCGGCCGCCGTGCACCTCCCACCGGAACACTGCTCGCTCGCCGTTCCACAGGTCCTGGACGATGTGCGACCGCATGAGCTCGTAAGTCCTGATCTGCGACAGGTGCTTCTCTCCGAAGCTGTGGTCGACCTCGGGCTCGAGCTGGTAGATGCGCACCCGCGCCTCGGGGTGGATGTCGAACATCGCGTTGTATTTGACCGGGTCCGGAGCGTTGAACGGTACGCCTTTTTCTCCTGAGCTCTTGCGGGAAACCGCCTTCTGATATTCGGCTGCGTATCGCGAGCCCTCGGAGTCGAGGGGCATGTGCTTCGCCTCCTCTGCGGAGATCTCGGCGTCGTTTAAGGGAGCGCCGAAAGCGTCGACCGGCGTACCCTCGACGAAGAGCGGCCCCTCGTCTTCGGCACTTCCATTTCGCTTCCTTTTTCTCGCCATGGTCGCCGCTACGTAACCACGGGCTCGGCCGCAGTCACGACGGCCGGCACGAGCAAGTTCAACCTCGCGCGCCAGAGCTGTCGCGTCGCGTCCATGATGGCGTCGGTGTTCGGAAAGAGCTCGTCGCCCTGCGCGTTCGTCTGCAGCACCACGGTGCGCTCGAGGAACGGCGCCTCAGCACACTGGGGATCCACAACGACGACGGTCACGTCGCTCACGACGTCCATGCCGAGCAAGTCGAGCTCGCCGGTGTTGAGTACGATGGCCTGGACTCGGGCCAGGAGCGCCGATGCCCGAGCGAGCCCTACTCGAATCGCGTAAGCCAGTGTGACGGTTGCCATTTACTTCTTCTCCTTGCGCCGCCGCCCGTTAGAGTGCAAGAGCGGCTCCTCTCCATGCATTCGCGCGATGGCGAGCGAAACAACCGAAGTCTGCGGAATGTGCAGCGCTTCCGACAGCTCGGTCATCTTCTGAATTATCTCGCGGTCCAAGTGAAATTGTCGGCGGAGTCCGGGTCGACCCTTAGGTCGGCCATTCCTAGCGGGCGTCGGGTCCATTAGGTGCTCCAAGTGCGGGGGCGTCGGGAGTCGCTTCGTCTTCTTCGATCTTCTCGACGAAGAAGTCGTGAATGATCGAGTGCGCCTCCTTGATCACTACGATCTCTTCAGTGAACACGACCATCGACGCAAAAACGCGGCGGCACACGACATTTTTCGCTGCCTGCATCTCGTTCAAGAGCCTCTGGGGGTCGGGCTTGATCTGCGACTGCTTGCTGACGAAGGCGCTGATGTCGCGGTAGTACTGAAACAGCGCCGCGCAGAGATTCTCAGGTAGAAGCCAGATCTCGTACTGCGCCGCCGTCTTCTCAGTGGTCTGCTCGTCGAGCTTCGAGAGTTCCTCGGGACGATCGATGATGAGGCCTATCGGGCAGCCGTCCTCCTTGAACCACTTGCTGCCGACGCTGAGCGACTTGCCAGACACGAGCTCGAGCCGGGTAATGAAGGTCGGCATGCAGAGAAAGGCTACTCTGCAACCCCTAAAAGAGTCAAGTTAGCGTCGGATACGCAGCGTAACTTGGTCCTGCTGCTCTTCGAACGGCGGCTTCAAGTCCCGCACGGTGTCCTGACCACTGGGCGGCGGCTTGAGGTTCAAGAAGACGAATTTGCGGTTCAAGGCCTCCTTCTCGGGCACGGGCGGCGCGGCGATCTTCTGAGTACGGCGAGTGCGCTCGACGAGCTTTCGGTAGAGCGTCATGCGCACCCTCGGCGTCTTCTCGCGAGGGTTGCGCGTCACCTCGTCGAAGCTGTTGACGAATCGGTCAAAAGCTCGGCGCTCGGACTCGGACGCAACCCACACGCCGAGCAAATAGAAGAGCGCCGGCGCGACGACGATCAGAAGTATGAACCACTCACTCACGCACTTGGTGATCGCACTGGACCGCGAACGCGCAAGGCGACCTAGTAGCAGGGATACTCACACGGAAAATTCCCTAGCCTTCGTCGAGGTTTGTCTGCGAGTCATCCTGCACCGTGGCCGGCCGCCGCGCTTCGCACTCCTCTTCCGCTCGCATTCGCGCGAGCACATCGTCGACCAGGTCGGCGTCGTACTTCAAGGCAAGAAGCTTCTTCCGGAGTTCTTCGAAGCCGTCCACGCTAAACTCCGATCATGACTGCTGAGGAAGATCTCGTCCAGCACGCGGAGCGCGAGGTTATAGACGCGGCAGTCGAGTGGGCCAGGGAACAGCAGCGGCAGCCGCCGGTGACGCAGTCGCCATCAGCTTCCCGCCTGCGCACCGCCTGCTACATGCTCCACCGTGCGCGCACCATCACGGGCAAGGTGCGGATGGAGGAGATTGAGCGCGCGATGTCCGACGACGAAAAGAAGAAGCGCTAGGCCGCGATGCCGAGCTCGGCGAGCGTCTGTTCGGGCGGCTCCTCGCCGAGGAAGGTGAGGTCGCGCACGAGGACGCCGTGGGCTGCGGCGTGATCGCTCTCTCGCTTCATGCCGCTCGAGACGCGGCCTCCGACGAGCCAGATCTCGTCGCAGCGCTCGACGGTCGCGCAGTCGACGGTGAGGCCGAGCTCGCGGTTTTCCTGCGTCTCGCTGAGCTCCTGGGAGAGCACGATCCAGGTCGCGACCGGCGCGAAGCCCTGGCGGGCCGCCCACGCGCACCAGCGCGCGGCGCGGCGGCGGTTGAGCCCCATCTCCTGCTGCGTCGGGGCGGCGAGCGCGTGGGCAATGTAGACGACCTTCATTTTTTGAAACCCTCCATGAAGAGCTCGTGCGTGCGCGGAAACTTTTCGCGCACGAAGTTCAGAATCTCATTGGCGTAGACGCGGATCTCGTACTGCGCGTTCTTCGCCGCGCGCAGCCGACAGAACCCGAGCCAGCCTCGAAGGTTTGCCGTCGCGCGCATGCGCGAGTATCGACCGACCGGCACCGGCAGACGCGCGAGCTCCTTCGGCACGCCGAGCTGAAGCCCGCGCTGGTACACGCGCTCGGAGGCAGCGTAGACGAGCTCTAGCTCGCCGAGCCACTCCTCGGCATTGTCCCTCGTGCACTCGCCCGCGAGCGACGCAGCCTGCCGGTTCTTGGTCGCGCGCGAGCCCTCGACGATGCGCTCGACGGTCGGGCAGTAATTCTCGTCCGGCAGCGGTACGTAGCGCGCGCTCATCTCGTTGTAGCCGAAGGGGACACGGTGTCGGTGCCACTCGCGGAACACCATGATCGGCGCCTTCACCTCCACGGTCATGCCCGCCATCTCGAAGGGCGTCGCGTGTTCGTTTTCCCAGAGGTAGCGCAGGAGCTTCTCGTCACCTGGCTTGTTCACGTGGCGGCCCGTGCCCCAGCAGGTCCTGCAGTTGTGATTCGGACCGTAGCCCGGTTCACGACCCGTACCACCGCACCCGTTACACTGTTCTTCGCCGCCCCACCCGAGAAAGCCCTTGTTCGTGCTCATGCGGGCCGCCTCGATGATGCTCTGGTCTGAGCCCCAGCTCTCAACGAGCTCGATGCTGCCGTGGTCGAGTACTTTCATCGGTTCTTGTTCTCCTTCGCGAACTTCTGCTGCCTCTCGACGGCGAGCTCGACGCAGCGCACCGGGTCGAGCCCGAGGTCGTCGCACCAGCGCACCATCGAGAAGACGATGTTGCCCATCGCCGTCCCGAGTTCGTCAGCCGACAACATCTGCCGGTCCTTGTCGGCGCCGCGCGCGATGCGCGCGAGCTTGCCGAGGTCGACGCCGAGCCGGACGACGATGCCCTCGAGCGAGAGCTTGTCAGGTCCCCAGATCTCGCGGCCGAGCTCGAGCATGTGCGACAGCGGCCACCTGCAGCTCAGCAAAAGCTCATTTAGGTCACGCGCATCGCGGCGGAGCCTCTCAAGCTCCTCTTCCCTGCTCTCGATCATGACAACACCAAAGGAAAGGGCCGCGCACTACCAGGCACTCCGCGCGGGTGACGAGGTAAGCCGTCCTTCGTCAACGCGAGCGCATGCGGGACCTTGCCTGCAGCGAGCACGAGCTCGAGCACGCGCGTACCTCGTTCTCCTGCAAGATGGCCGTAACAACAGACGACGAGATCGGCTTCGTGAGCCGCATCCTTGATCCAAGAATCAGTCTCGGACCCTATCCCCTCAGGATCTGCTGGAACGTCTTTCGGATTAGTTGAAACATATGATCGCGCATTAACCATCTGCAGCCAACCGAAGCCGAGATCTTCGGCTAGATTTCGCAAACGAGAAATCGTCGGGTCAGACAGAATACGGCCGCGTTCAATGCGGCCCGCCTTGCTCGGGTTGGCTCCAATGCTCAGCAAGACGCGATCGTTTTCCAATGACGTCGGCCACGCTAGGAAGTATCTATACGGGCCTTCAAACACAGCATAAGGCTCGCGCCTCACGGCTCATCTCCGTACACGCGCTCGAGGCGCGCCGCTGCCTGGTCCGCACCATTGTCGAGCGCGTCGAGCTCGAGCCGCTGGATTACGCGGTCGAGGTACCAGCGGGCCTTCTTCAGGTCCTCGAGCTCGCGGCCCTTGTGCTTGGCGCGGGCCACGTACTTGACGACGTTGCCCTCGTGGAAGCCGAGCTTCCAGTCCTCGATCGCGTCGATGACTTCGATCTTGCCCGTCGTGTAGTGCGACGGATGATTGACCGCATCACCTTCTTTGCCACTCGGCCACCTACCCGGCATGTCCGTTCGCCTTTCCATTCGACTTGGTCTTCTTCTCGAGCTTCGGTGGCGGAGGCCTCGAGCACAGCGCCCTCAGCCCCCAGCCGATCGAGTCGGCGAGCTTCTTCGTCAGGTGCTCCGAGTGAAAGACGTGGCACTGGCTGTACGAAAGGCGCTGGCCGTCGCGCATGATGCCCGAGAGCTCGTAGGCCCGGTACGCCGTCTGCGCGAGCGCCTCCTTGCGGTTGAACGTGTCGTCCTGGTCCACGACGACCCACACGACCTCCGTCGGGGGCGGCGGGGCGAAGTCGCGCTCGGGCTTCTCACTCAGGACCCTGACTGCTCGGGGCTTCATTCAGTTCCTTTTTCAGTGAAGACGACGCTCATGAGGGCCCAGCCCGCCTGCAAGCCGAGGATCGGGCCGAGGAGCATGTGCGTGACGGTCACGCGCGCGTAGCGGCCGGTGTAGGACTTCTTGTCGGGGTCCCACTCGCGGAGGTGGAGCTCGTCGTGCACGCGGAACGGTCTATCGTAGCGCCGAAGCTCGTAGCTCTTGGTTCCCTTTACGATCAGCTCGAAGAACGCGGGCCAGGTCTTGAGCTCGTGGATCACTCCGACCTCGGAAGGGCGTGACTGCTCACGTCCACGGCCTGGTGCACCTCGGGCAATCCGACGCCGACGTCGAGGAGCCCCTTGGCGGCGTACGCCAGGAGGTACACCCACACCGTCGCCACTGTCCTCTCGTCGGGTACACCGAACCTCGCGGTCAGGTCCACAACGTCGTGGACGTCGGAGACCGGCATGCCGCGCTGCAGGAGCTCGGCAACCGACAGCGTCAGCACGCAGCCGAGCGTGAGCCGCGCCGAGCGCTGCGGGTCGCCCCTCAGCCCCTCGAGCAGCTCGCGCGTCTTCTCCTCCTCCGTCACGAGGAACCCGCCTCGCTCTTCACTTCCCTGCGATCGTCCTGCGGGAGTTCCGGCAGCGCCTCCCAGCGGTGATTGTCGTCGTCGAGGATCCAAGCCCTGCCTCGATTGTCGAGCGCGACGACGTCCTCGCCGGCGCCGCAGACCTGAGTGATAAAGTACTTGTTCATTTGTTGTTCTCCTCTTTCTTTACGATCCATTGGGCCTGCGACGGAGCTCCTTGGCCGCCTCGGCCCGCACGCGCGTGCGCTTCCTCGCTGCTGGGCGCGGCACGAGGCGCACCTGCACGTCGAGGTCAAGTGCGCGGGCGCACCGCTTGAACACGCGCTCGGTGATGCTTGAGCGGCGGAGCACCTGATAGGCCCAGCTCGGCGCTTGCCCGACCGCGCGCGAGAGCTCGGCGTGCGAGACGCCCTGCTTCTCGCAGGCCTCCAGAATGATCTTGGCGAACGACTTCATGCTCTCCTCGACGAAATGACGGACTCCTTGCGGACGACGATGCCGGGAATGTCCGGCTTGCCGTCCTGGGCGCGCACGGCCTCACCGATCTTCACCATGTCAGGCGTCAGGTACTCGCGCGGTATCTGAGAGGCATCGACGATCTCGAACACCCAGATGAAGCGCTGCGAGATGCCGCGAGGCAGCTCCGCTCGCGCGACAGTGGCGAGCGCCTCGTTCGCCTGCGCGGGCGTCTCAGCCGCGGCGGCAGCCTGGATGGCGCGGAGGTTTTTCGCCTCGCTCTCGGCGAGGTAGCCGGCGATGCGCGACTTCAAGTCGCGCTCGGCCTCCTCGAGCGACCGCTTCATCGGCCGGAAGAGCTCGTTCACCTCCCGCAGGGCCTTATTGAGCGGACCCGTAATAGCCGTTCGCTTCTCCTCCACCTCGGAGAGCCACTGCTTGACCAGCCGAAGTCCCTGCGCCGCGAGCTCCTTCTCCTCGTCGTTCGAGATCTCCTGCGCCCGCACGAGCTCGAGATCGTCGCGGTGCGCGGCAAACTCCGTCGTCGCGACCTTAGCTTGAACTATCGCTTCCATCAGGTCCTCACGACGAAGACTTCGTCGTCGGCTCCTACTCCCATCGACTCACGAATTCGGGCGGCCTGTTCGGACTCGCTCGAGCGCTTCAGCTTTCCTTCGAGTACTACATCCTCCTGAAACTTACCGATGAGAACCTCGTCATCGGGTCCTGCCCCAATCTCCCTGCGAATTTGGGCGGCCTTTTCTGACTCGCTCGCACGCAGCAATTTTCCTCCAGGCATTTTTAATTCGACTCCTCTCGCCTCTTCTTCATAGCTTCTTGCAACACGTGGCCGACCGTGCCCGGCTCGAATGG